GTGTGGATGCTCCGAAGCTGACAAGGTAAACCAAAACATAAGCAAACAGGCGGACTATTTTGAATGCGAGCGCCGCGTGACGGTCTACAACGCCCGCACAGACAACGTGATTCTGGAATGCGAAGGGTATCTAAGCATTTCCAACAACAGTTCCAGTGAATTGGTCATAACCGTAAAGACCGGACCCAGCACATACAAGAAAAACTACATTTACCTAAACAGTTACACTCTATATGTGGTTGAGGACATCACCGGAACTCACACAGACCCATATCACTACAAGATGTATTTCCACACTGAGGTTCTGCCGGACATCGAGGTGAAGCCCTGATGAAGTGCCCAACATGTAAAGCCAATAACTCAAAAGTTATTGATTCCCGGGACCGTGGGACATGGCGTCGCAGGCGGCATGAATGCTTATCTTGCGGATGCAGGTGGTCAACAAATGAGATTCCGGCAGAAGAAATGGAAAAGCTTGTGAAAATCAAAGATTTGGTCATGAAATTGAGGGAGAATTTATGAGAGTGATTGCAAGGGCGGTCATATACATTGGTTTTATGGCCGCCGCTGTGGTGGTGCTCATGGGGCCGCTGGTCGAGATGCTCACCACCGGCGTATACGACGCGCGGATCATCACCAGACACGCTATTGCGGGGTTTGCGCTGGTGTTCGTGGGAACGGAGCTGACGGAATGGCTAAAAAGACGGTGGCCTTGAACACAGAGCCGTGCGCCAAGTGCGAATACTGGAAGAAAGTGTCCAGTTACGAAAGCGGGCGGGCTTGTCACTGCCTGCTGATAACCGGGCATCGGAACGGCAAGCACGGAAACAAGTGCAGTACATACAGGCCAAGAGGGAGGGAACGCCGTGGCAGAAGAGCTTTTTCCTTACAGGCTCAGGCAGCTAAGAGAACGGCGGAGGATGAACCGGGCTGCGCTCGGTGAATGTTGCGGCCTGAGCAAGTGCGCGATTAGTAGGTATGAGCGCGGGGAACGAGAACCGACTATGTCGGCGCTGATCGCGATAGCTGATTTCTTTGATGTGAGCGTGGACTACCTGTTAGGGAGAAAATAATTCAAAAAAATTCTTGAATTGTTGCCAAATGGAGATTTCCAACGCAAATTGCATGGTACCATGAGAGGGTGAAAGTGGACTTCCCACCACTTTCGCCCCTCTTTTCTTTTCCTGCATACCTCCTTAAAACGGCCCCTTCGGGGGCCACATGGAGCATCCAGTGACCTTACAGGCTCGGTGCAACTCCGGGCGGCTCCTTCTATGCAACATAGCCACACCGAAATGGTGAGGGTACAGCGAGTGACGGAGAATGTTTCCCGAAGCGCTAAAGCCGGGCAGGACGGCAATGTTGCACCATGCGTAACCCTTTAGGGTGGGTAAAGTCTGCTATGTAAGGCCAAGGGGTGGGGGCTGGTAGCAAAATTGATTTGAGGTGGGTGACATGGCTGCAAGGTTGACAGACCGGCAGAAAAAGAAAATACTGGCGGACTATGTGCAGCTTGGCAGTTATAACGCCACGGCGAAGATAAACGGCTGTTCCCTGAACACCGTGAAGAAATTAGTGCAAGATAATGCAGATATTGCAGAGTTGTGCAATCGAAAAAAGGAAGAGAACATCGTTGACGTTCTGGCCTACATGGAGAGCCAGAAAAAAGTGGTGTGTGAGATCATCGGGAAGGGCCTTACGGCGTTGAACGACCCGGAGAAGCTGGCCGAGGCAAGCCCAAGCCAGATTACCACGGCGCTGGGGACGCTAATTGACAAATGGGCGATGGTCAGCGGTTCTCCTGCCGATACGGCAAAGGATGACGCTTTGAGCCAGAGCCTGCGGGAGTTGGCGGAAGATCTGGAGAGCGACACATGATTTCAAGCAAACAGCAAAAGATACTCGCTTTCCCCTACAGCAAATATGACGCGTTGATTTGCGACGGCGCAGTTCGTTCCGGCAAGACGTCCATTATGATGTGGGCATTTGTCCGATGGGCGATGGAGAATTTCAGCGGTCAGCGTTTCGGCGTGTGTGGACGAACGGTTGACAGCTGCACCAAAAACATCATCGTGCCCTTCACGGCGATGAGCCTTGCGAAAGAGAGATATATTATCCGCTGGCGGCGCGGTGACAAAGTGATGGAAGTCCGGCGCGGAGCCGTAACAAACTATTTCGAGGTGTTCGGAGGAAAAGACGAAGCCAGCTACACCTTGATTCAGGGCCGCACGCTGGCCGGTGTTCTTTTGGACGAGGTCGTGCTAATGCCGCGGTCCTTTGTTGAGCAGGCGTTGACACGTTGCAGCGTGGACGGCGCAAAGCTGTGGTTCTCGTGCAACCCCGGCAGTCCGCAGCACTGGTTTTACACCGAGTGGATCAAGCGCCATAAAGAACGCAACGCGCTATATCTGCACTTTGAGATGACAGATAACCCCGGGCTTTCGCAAAAAACCTTGGAGCGCTATCAATCAATGTTCTCCGGCGTGTTCTACGACCGGTACATCCGCGGGCTGTGGGTGCTGGCCGAAGGGCTGGTGTATCCGATGTTTGGCGAGAGCTGCATTGTGGATGATGTTCCGCAGAAGGGCGAATATTACATATCCTGCGACTACGGTACGCTGAACCCGTTTTCTGCGGGGCTGTGGTGCTGGGATGGTAAAACGGCGACGCGAATCCGTGAGTATTATTATTCCGGAAGAGATACGCAGTCCAATAAAACGGACGAAGAGTATTTTGTGGAGTTGGAAAAGCTGCGGGGCGATTTCCCTATTAGGAGCGTTGTCGTTGACCCGTCTGCGGCATCGTTTATCGAAGTCTTGCGTCGGCATAAATATCCGGTGCGAAAAGCTCGGAATGATGTGCTACCGGGAATTATGACCACGGCACGGTTTTTGCAGGATGGTGTTATTAAGATACACCGAGACTGCAAGGACAGCATTCGTGAGTTCGGGCTTTACCGATGGGATGAAAAATCAACTGAGGATAAAGTCATTAAAGAGAACGACCACGCGATGGACGACACAAGGTATTTTGCGTATACGATTTTGCGAAATAAGGCATATAAGAGCGACTATGTGTCGCTGCTGAGCTAACAAGGCGGTGAGTGGAGATAAAAACCTATCAGGATTTGCTAACGGCGAAAAATAACGGTGACAAGGCCCTGATTTCGTTTATCCTTGGCGTTATCAATGAGCATAGAAGCTCCAAAGCATACAAGGCTGCGCAGGATGCGGAGGATTATTACAATGGGCTGAACCCGACTATCAACCGCTATGAAAAGCTGCTCTACGACATGCAGGGCAAAGCTCACAAGGATATGTGGACGGCGAATCACAAGCTTGCAAGCCGCTTTTTTGGAATGGCGGTCGATCAGGAGGTTTCCTATCTGCTGGGAAACGGCGTGACTTTTTCGGATGAAACGACCGGCGAAAAGCTGTGTGCAGATTTTGATCAGGAGGTCATGGATGCGGCACGGGCTGCCAAAATTGCGGGCGTGTCCTTTGGTTTTTGGGATCTGGAGCACCTGCGCGTTTTCTCGTTGCTGGAGTTCGCCCCCTTGTACGATGAAGAAAACGGCGCGTTGATGGCTGGTGTCCGTTTTTGGCAGATAGATGAGACAAGGCCGCTCCGGGCAACGCTGTATGAGGTCGATGGCTTTACGGAGTATTACCAGCCGCGAGACAAAGAAATGACCGAGATGCAGCCGAAAAGGCCGTATAAGCTCAACATCCGTAAAGCGGAGATTGGCGGGACAGAAATCCTTGATGGGGAAAATTACCCGGGGTTCCCTATTGTCCCACTAAAAAATAACAGGAAATGCCTTTCTGAGATCGCTGGCAAGCGAAACACTATTGACGCGCTAGATCTGGCGTCCTCCAACATGGTCAACAATGTCGATGAGGGCAGTTTGATTTATTGGGTGCTGTCTAACTGCGGCGGCATGGATGACATCGACGATGCAAAGTTTGTCGAGCGGCTGAAAACCTTACACGTTGCTCATGCAGACGGCGACGATGGCGCAAAGGCCGAAGCACACACAATTGAAGCCCCTTACGAAGGGACAAATACCACCATCGATATGCTGAAAAAGAAGCTGTACGAAGATTTCCAGTGTTTCGATGCTTCCGCAGTTTCGGCAGGCAACCAGACGGCCACGGCCATCAAGGCCAGTTATGTGCCGCTTGACCTGAAAACGGACAAATTTGAATCCGAAGTTACGCGATTCATCGTAGAGATACTTCGCTTGGCGGGCATTGAGGATCAACCCAGCTATACGCGGAACCAGATCATCAACAAAACCGAAGAGACGCAGGCTCTTTTGCTGGGCGCACAGTATTATGACGATGAGTACATCACAAAAAAACTGCTGACCATCAACGGCGACATTGACCAGTTTGAGGATATGATGCGCCGCAAGGCAGCGGAAGAGATTGACCGGAGCATCACCGGAACGGAGCTTGTGATTGACGATGGCAACGCCTGATATTGGCCACAATCTGGCCGATAAGAAACTTGCCGAGCTTGAAAAACGCATAGAAAAGCTGTATCAGGAAGCCGGGGATGAACTGCAAAAAACCATCGATGCATACTTTGAGCAGTTCAAGAAGCGAGATGCAGAAATGAAAGCGCTCATCGGCACTGTGCAGAACGGGAAAGAGTGGACAGAACAGGATTACAAGCAATGGCGGTTGAATCAAATTGCCCGCGGTGAACGGTATCAAGCTTTGCGAGATAAGGTTGCGCAGCGCATGACTGACGCCAACGCCGTTGCCGTATCGTACACCAACGACGCCACACCGGGGATTTACAGCCTGAACCGCAACTATTCTGCATACACCATCGAGCAGGTCGCCGGGGATGTTGGATTTGATCTCTGGGACGAACAGACGGTGAAACGGCTCATGGTAGAGCAGCCGGGGCTAATGCCATACTACCCGCCAAAACGCGCTTTGAAACGCGGCATTGATTTGGCGTGGGGAAAGAAGCAGATCACGGCCAGCGTCACCAGTTCCATTTTGCAAGGGAAAAGCGTCAAGCACATGGCGGACGACCTGCAAAAGCGGATCACCACCATGAACCGCGACAGCGCCATCCGCACGGCCAGAACCGCCGTGACCAGCGCGCAGAACGCCGGACGCATGGACAGCTACGCGGCGGCCCAGAAGATGGGCATCAAGCTAAAGCGCGAATGGGTAGCGACGTTGGATAATCGCACGCGACACGCCCATGCAATGCTTGACGGCCAGCAAGCCGAAATCGACAAGCCTTTTAAGGTCGATGGCTACGAAATCATGTTCCCTGGGGACACTTCTGCGCCCGGTTATTTGGTGTATAACTGCCGCTGCACGCTGATTGCCGCCGTGGATGGGGTGGATACCTCATCGGCGCAAAGACGCGCCAGAAACCCTGCTACTGAGGAAACAGAGACCGTTTCAAACTTGACTTACGCGGAGTGGAAGAACAGCAAACGGAAACAGCAAAATGCCGTTGAGCTTGAAGCGGTTTCAAAGTATAATAACATTATACAAAGTTATGTCAGCGTGGATGCGGAAAAGGTGTATCTCGCAGCAAAAAGCGGAGAGCGAAACAAGGGCGTTTACACAGATGCCATAAAAAAACGGCAGAGAAATCTTGAAAAGTCCATTGCATCCCATACCGCACAAGTGGAGGAGCACGCCCAAAAGATACAATACCCAGAAAAGTATGATTCCGGATGGGGTGCGAAAGATGACCGGCAAAAACAGGGTCTGCTAAAAAAGTGGGGAAAAGATTTGTTGCGCAACGCAGAGCAGGCGGAGATTGAGATAGAGGTTTGGAAGGAGAGATTCGGAAATGAGCAATGAAAGACTGCGTGATGTCGTGATGGCCATTTTAGAGGCGGCAGACGAAATAAAAGCAAAAACTGATGGCGATGCGCAGGATTATGGTCAGCTTTTGGCTTATGCGGAGTGTTTGAGCATTATCCGCGACGCTTATGATGGAGATTTGTTGGAAATTGGGCTTGATTTTGACATTGATAGGCGGTACTTATGAATGTTGAAATCCACGACAACAGCGAAATTATTTTGGACAGCATCAGTCACGCGATGTTGCGCGGGCTTGAAAAGTGCGGGCTTGTGGCAGAGGGGTATGCAAAGAAACTATGCCCTGCTGACACAGGAAACCTGAGAAACAGCATCACCCACAAAACCGAGTTGGACGACGGCGGCGGCTCTGAATATATCGGCACAAACATTGAGTATGCGCCTTATGTTGAACTGGGAACCGGGAAATATTATCCGGGCGGCAGACCTACGCCGTGGGCTTATCAGGACGAAAAAGGCGCATGGCATTGGACTGCCGGCAACAAGGCACAACCATTTCTAAAGCCCGCTGCCGCCGACCATGCGGATCAATACCGCCAGATACTGGAGGATGAATTGAAGAATGGATAGCGAAACCATCAAGGCCATCGAAGCCATCATCAAGCGCGGCAATGACGCGGAAATACGACGAAAAGGTGATGGGTACATTGTCTTAGAGGTCAAAAAGACAATCAAATACACAGCTTCCGCGTAATTGGGCGCGGAAAAGGGCAATAAGAGCCAGCTGCCGAGGAATCCTCGGTGGTTGGCGCTTTTTATTTTAGTAAAACCCGCGAGGTACAGCGGTTTTATACAATCTATCGCCGCGACGGACAGCGGACAAAGGAAAGGAAGATAGAACAATGGCACTCACAAGAAAGTTGCTGAAAGGAATGGGGCTGACCGATGAACAGGTCGACACCATCATTGAAGCGCATACCGACACCGTGGATGGCCTGAAAGCTGACATCGGCAAGTATAAGGCTGACGCGGAGAAGCTGCCCGGCGTGCAGAAGGAACTGGACGATCTCAGGGCGGCGGGTGATGGCGGTTACAAGGAAAAGTACGAAAAGGAACACAAGGCCTTTGAGACCTACAAGACCGACATCACCGCAAAGGAGACCAGAGCGGCCAAGGAAAAGGCGGTTCGGGCCTACTTTGAAAGCAAAAACATCACTGGCGCAAATCTTGACCTTGCGATGCGCGGTTGCGGCGAGGAAATGTCCGCTTTGGAAATGGACGGCGATCAGATCAAAGACACTAAGAGCCTTGATGCACTGATTTCCGGCACCTATAAGGGGCTTGTTTCCACCGTAAGCACGCAGGGGGCTAATCCTGCCGCTCCCCCGGCAAACAACGGCGGAGTAAAAACGAGGGCAGACATTTACAAAAAGGACGATAAAGGCCGGTACGTAATGTCTACATCCGAGCGCCAGCACGCGCTTGCTGAGTTGATGGCAAGCGAATCCAACAACTGAAATTTCGAAAGGAGCTAAACATGGCTGCTAAAAACAATGTTACCACTACCCAGCAGTTCTCCACCTCTGTGCGTGAGGTCGATTTCGTCACTCGCTTTGACGATAACTGGACTGCTCTGCGCAATATTCTGGGCATCATGCGGCCTATCCGCAAGACGCCGGGTACAAAGCTGGTGTCTTATAAGGCCAGCGTGGACGGCACTCTTCAGGGCGGCACGTCCGTCGCCGAGGGCGATGAGATCCCCTTTACCAAGATGAAGGTTGAGCCGGTAGCTTATGATGACCTCAAAGTTGCCAAGTACGCCAAGAGCGTGACGCTGGAATCCGTCACCAAGTACGGCGCGGACGTCGCCGTCGAAAAGACCGATGACGCTTTTCTGGTGGCGCTTCAGAACAAGATTCTGGGCGACTTCTACGAGTTCCTCGGCACCGGCACGCTGACGCTGAGCGAAACCACTTGGCAGCGGGCGCTTGCGATGGCAAAGGCGCGAGTGCTCGATAAGTTCGCTGGCATGGACAAGGACGTGACCGAGGTCGTTGGTTTTGCCAACATCCTTGACGCTTACGGCTATCTCGGTGACAAGGACATTACCGTCCAGACCGTGTTCGGCCTGAACTACGTCGAGAATTTTCTTGGCTACAGCACCCTTTTCCTGCTCCCTGACAAGTACATCGAGCAGGGCGAAGTGATCGCCTTGCCGGTCGAGAATATCGACCTGTACTATGTCGACCCCAGCGACAGCGATTACGCCAAGCTTGGCCTTAACTACACCGTCAAGGGCGAGACCAACCTGATCGGCGTCCACGTTGAGGGCGACTATTCCCGCGCTACCGGCGACATGTACGCCATTATGGGCATGAAGCTGTGGGCGGAATATCTGGATGGTATTGCCGTTGCCCACTTCGGCGGTGACAATCTCGGCACTCTGACGGTCACGTCTGCCGCCGGAACCGGCTCCGGGAATACCAAGATCACTGTCTCCCCCGCTAAGATGAGCGCGGGCAACGTGTATAAGTATAAGGTCGGTGATTCTGCTGAGACCGTGACCTACGGCCAGAACGTGAAGAACTGGACGCTGTGGGACGGCGTATCCGACATTGCGGCGGCGTCCAGCAAGAAGATCACCGTTGTCGAAGCCAGCTCCGATTATAAGGCGCTCAAGGCTGGTAACACGACCGTTACCGCAGCGGGCTAAAAAGGAGGGCGGCGTAATGCTTGAAGAAATTCTGCGGCATCTGAACAACTGGTTTCTCGTGGACATCCACGAGGGCGCGTTCGCCGTGGAGAATGGCAGCATTGCGCTGCCCTTTCTCCAAACCGGGCAGTATTTCCGGGTCGTCGGCTCGGTTTTTAATGATGGACTGCACCAGTATCCGGCCACCGACATGACGGACGAGCTGTTTTCTGGGGCAATCTGGGCGCTTGCAGTTCCTAAATCCGTCGTTAGCCTATCTGATGACATAGCAGACTGGCAAGAGAAGAACGGGGAAGCTGTTTTAAGCCCGTATACGAGCGAAAGTTTCGGCGGGTACAGTTACACCAAGGCAAGCGGCGGAAAGTCTGACACGAGCGCTGTGACGGGCTGGCAGGACGCATTTAGGAGCCGTCTGAACAGCTGGCGCAAATTGAAAGGGGTGGAACCGTGAGCTTGCTGGATGACTTTGCGCACACGTGCGTTCTGATGGAAAAGACGCGCAAACCTGACGGTGCAGGCGGTTGGTATGTCGAATGGACCGAGGGCGCGGAGTTTGCAAATTATCAGACGCTTGACACCTCGATGGAAGCCCGCAGAGCGGAAAAAGAGGGCGTAACATCTGTTTATTCGGCGCTGGTCGACAAGACCGTCCCAATTGAATACAACGACTATTTCCGCGACAAGGCTACCGGGGACACCTATCGTGTGACATCTAACCCAGAAGAACGTGCAGCACCGAAGTCTGCGAGTGCGACCATTCGGGCGTTGAAATTCTTCACCGCGGAGAAAAAGGGGCTGCCAAATGACAAAGGATAAGGCGCTCCATGCGTGGTTCTCGCAATTTATGACGGCTTATCCGGTTTCGAACGTCCCGGAGGATGCGGTTTTCCCGTGGCTCACTTATGAGCTGATTACCGGCTCGTGGGAAAGCGGGGAGATCGGCTTGACGGTCAACCTTTGGTACTACACCGAAAGCGAGGCCATCCCGAACACTAAGGCGCAGGAGATCAGCGACGCTATCGGCATGGGCGGCGTGATCGTGCCCTACGACGGCGGGGCCATGTGGCTCAAACGCGGATCTCCGTGGTGCCAGAATGTCGCAGACGAGAACGACACAAATATAAAACGGAGATACATCAACATTACGGTGGAATACCTGTCACAAAACTAACGGAAGGGTGAAAACATGAAGTTTACCAAAATTCCCTCTGATACTTTTCAGAAGTTGCAAATCAATGCTGGCATCCTGACCACGGATTTTACGCCTGCCACCGGGACCATTGGCGAAGCCGGGCAGATCGGCGCGACAACCGGCGGCGTCAACTTTGCGGCCACTCCGACTTATTCGGATTATGGCGAGGATATTGACAACTGCCCCAAGAATACCAAGGAGCTAAAGAAGCTCGATTCGTGGGAAGCCAAGGCAACCGGCACGTTTGTCAGTGCCGACACGGCCATTGCAAAGAGCCTGTGCGGTGCTGCGGACATCGACAAGACCGACACAACTAAGGTTGTGCCGCGAAATGATGTGGCGGATGCTGATTTCGATGATATCTGGATCGTTGGCGATTATTCCGACAAGAACGGCGACGCCAACGGCGGTTTCATTGCAATCCATCTGCTGAACGCGCTGTCCACGGGCGGGTTTCAGCTCCAGACATCCGACAGGGGCAAGGGGCAGTTTGCTTTTGAGTATACCGCGCACTATTCCATGTCTGCGCAGGACAAGGTTCCCTTTGAAATCTACATCAAGGCCGGTACGGCGGAGGCGTAAATGAAACTTTCTGAAATTCAGGGTGAGCGCGTCTTTGATGTCCTCGCAGACATCGTTGACCCTATTGCCAACATTGCCGAAGATGAAACGGCATCCGCACTGTTCAAGCGTGAAAAGCTGCCTGATGGCATGACGGCAAAGAAATTTATGATTCGGCGAGCGCGGAAATCTCTTCCCGCGCTTCTGAAAGGGCACAAGGCCGACATTATCGCCATTCTCTCCGCAATCGGAGACGTAGATCCGGATACATACAAGGGCGCTCTGAACCTTGTCAATCTGATGCGTGACGCAACGGAGCTGCTGACGGATGAAGCCTTTGCGGAGCTTTTTATCTCAGCGCAGAGCCAGGCCACATCTGGCTCTGCGCTGGAGAATACAGAGGGCCGCGAAGATTAAAAACATTCCTCCGGTATTGCCTTGCCCGGTATAAGCAAAATATGTCGGACAAGGCGTACCGGATGTATGTGGCTGATTCTCTCCGGATCATCGGAGAAAATACGGCAAAATACGCAGGCGGCGAGTATATCAAGGCACGGCTGGCAGATGTCTTGGAGCCGCAGAAGCAGGATACCAGATCTTGCAAAGAAATCACGGATGACATTGTTGCGCGGTGCGGATTGGTGGTGAAGAAATGAATTTGCTTGATTTGTTTGTCAAAATCAGTGTTGACAACAGTGGTGCAGACAAAGGGTTTGCAGAAACGAGCGACAAAGCAAACTCACTTGCAGATAAATTGAAAAACGGGCTTGCTACCGCCGCAAAGGTCAGTGCAGCGGCCATCGGAGCTGCGGCAACCGGCGTTGCGGCGCTGGTAAAACAGTCCGTTGACAGTTACGGCGACTATGAGCAGCTTGTCGGCGGCGTTGAAACGTTGTTCAAACAAAGCCAAGATGTTGTTATGGGATATGCAGAAAATGCATATAAGACAGCCGGTTTGTCTGCTAACGAGTACATGGAGACCGTCACCAGTTTTTCAGCGTCTTTGTTGCAGTCGCTTGGCGGTGATACGGATAAAGCCGCCGAAAAAGCTAATTTGGCTATCACGGACATGGCCGACAATGCAAACAAGATGGGCACGAGCATGGAATCCATTCAGAATGCGTACCGTGGGTTTGCAAAAGCAAATTACACCATGTTGGATAATCTCCAACTTGGTTACGGCGGCACAAAAGAAGAAATGGAGCGGTTGCTTGCTGACGCAGAAAAGCTATCTGGCATCAAATATGACATTTCGAGCTATTCGGATATCGTAGATGCGATTCACGTAGTCCAAACCGAAATGGGCATTACCGGTACGACAGCAAAAGAAGCATCCACCACCATTCAGGGCAGCGTGTCCGCCATGAAGTCCGCATGGGCAAATTTGGTTACCGGAATTGCAAACGAAAACGCGGATTTAGGAGAGCTGATAGGAAACGTAGTTGAAAGCGCGACCACCGCGGCGGGCAACATCATTCCTCGCATAGAACAGATCCTGTCTGGAATCGGAGAAGCGATCACAGGGTTCGCGCCAGTCCTTTCGGAGCTTATCCCGGAAATGATCTCTTCGACGCTTCCCGCGCTGCTGACCGCGGCAATCTCTTTGACGGAAAGCGCGCTAAACGGTATTGTCTCCGTGCTGCCCGCACTGCTGACAACGGCGCTTGACGCGCTCCCGCAGCTGCTAAGTGCCGCGTCAAGCATTGTGCAGAACCTTGTTTCCGCGCTGGCCGAAGCGGCTCCGCAGGTCCTGAGTGCTGGGGCGCAGCTGTTAGACCAACTGACGAGCGGGATCGAAAGCGGCCTGCCTGATATGATCTCCAGACTGCCGCAGATCATTGACGGGTTTCTGGACTATATCACGGATAGCCTGCCGACGGTTCTTGAAAAAGGCGAGGAAATTCTCGGGAATCTCATTGACGGCATCATCAATGCCATCCCGGCGCTGATTGACGCGCTCCCGAAGGTCATCATATCTCTGACAACCTTCTTCGCGGAAAACGGCCCTAAAATCGCTGAGACCGGTATAAACCTGCTCGGAAAGCTGATCGTCGGCATTGTGCAGGCGATCCCGACGCTGGTCAAGGCACTGCCGCAGATCATTTCCGCCATCGTACAGGGGATCGGAAATCTGATGAGCGAGATCGTTGGCATCGGCAAGAACATTGTGAAGGGCATCTGGACAGGCATTCAGGGCATGGCAAAATGGATTAAAGAAAAAGTGACCGGCTTTTTCTCCGGAATTGTAAGCGGCGTCAAAAGCTTCCTCGGCATCAAGTCCCCGTCCCGGGTATTTGCCGGTATTGGCAAGTACATGGCCGAAGGTCTTGGGGACGGATGGGACAGCGAGTACGGGAAGGTCCGGAAAAGCATTGAAAGCGGCCTTGACTTCGATGCGGGAACGGTCGATTATTCCGCGTCTGCAATGGGACTGTCTCAGGGTGGCGTTTCTTCCGCACTCCGCAATGTAGCGGCGTCTATCGGGCAGGATTACACCATTGTTGTGCAGTCTGTGCTTGACGGAAAAGTGATCGGCGAAACGGCCTATAAGTACAACAGGCAAATGCAGCGGGCTGTGGGGGTGTAAATGGATATTACATTAAAGCTCGGCACGGTTGACGTGCATGAAAAGGTGTCTACTTACGCGATCACTCGCGAAGTGAGCTACGGAAAAGTAATCACAACGATGGATGACAAAGAACATGCGGTGCGCAGCAAAGACCGTTATATTCTTTCGTTTTCGTTCCTTCCGATGACAGAGGACGAAGCGACAACGTATTGTGCGGCGCTCAGTGAGACAACTATTGATGTGACCTTTACCGATCCGTACACCGGGGAATCTCTTGTAAAAGCCATGCGAACCATGGAAAACCTCGAAGCGACATTTGCGCTGGTGTCCATCGACGGGAAACGTCGCTATAAAGGCGGGACCATACAGATGAGGGAAATCTAATGCATGTTGTAAGCGAATTGTACTCAACACTGCTTGCAGACCGGAATCATACCCTGGAAACAAAATTGGTCATTGCTGGGGAGGAATACGGCCAAACAAACATTGTAAAGGACAGTTTAAGCGTTTACGGTGGGTTGTATTCCTCTTTCGGAATCGGAAACTGCTGCGCTCGTCAAATTGATTTTCAGATTATTCCGAAAGAAACTATTCCGCGGCAAGCAAAGATTCAGGTGTACGCCCGGTTGACATCTGGCGACCAGAAAAGTGAATGGATTCCCAAAGGCGTGTTCTTTTTCGCAACGCGCAAAACTGACCGAAAAACAGGCGTTTTGACCGTACACGGCTATGACGCAATGCTGAAAGCTGAGGAAACTTGGCTCGATTCCAGTTACGATGGCGAAAACTGGCCCATGCCTGCGGCAACCGCGGTTGCTGACATTGCGCAGCGCATGGGTGTTACAGTGGACAGCCGCACTGTGCTGGACGCGGCGTTTCCGGTGCAGTACCCCGTAGATGATGATGGCGATATGACGATGCGGGAAGCACTGGCCCGAATTGCAGTCTCCAACGCTGGCAACTGGATCATTACGGACGAAGGGAAATTGTTGCTGGTTGGGCTTAATTCCATGCCGGAAGAAACAAGCAACCTTCTGACGGAAACCGGCGACGCGATTACGTTTGGTGGAATACGTATCCTCGTGTGAGGGGGTGAAACATGGACAAAGTATATTTAGGACGCAGCCTTGCTGAGTTTTCGCCCGGTATTGCGTCTAAACCCATCTCCAAAGTCGAGCTTTTGGATGAAAACGGGGACATCGTGGCGGAAGCTGGCGACACCACAGGGAAAACGCTGACGGCGTTTCAGCCAGACGGAACAACTGCAATGGCGCAATCCATTCTTACAAAGGTCAAAGGCTATGCACATATTGGCTACGACGGTGATGATGCGCTGTTGGATATTGCTGCGGAAATCGGCGATGCAGTAACTGTAAATGGTTACTATGTGCCGCTTATTTCTCAGAGCATTGAATTTTCCACGCTTTGCGCGTCCGGGATTTCGGCGCCGGACGCGGACGAAATCGATGACGAATACCCGTACAAATCGCCTACTCAGCGTCAAATTGAACGCAATATGTCCAAAACCCGCTCCCTGATTTCCAAAACCTCAGAAGAGATCCTTTTGGAGGTCGAAGGTATTGACGGCAAGTATACCAAACTGAAAACCACGGTAGACGGCGTGACCATCACCGACGAAACCGGCACGACCAAAATCAAGGGCAGTAGCATTGAGACGGAGAGCATCGCGGCGGGTTCCATCAGCGCGGATAAGCTCGTCCTAACTGGCTCCATCACGTGGGCAGACCTGACAAGCAATGTGCAGACTACCATCAGCGACGCGAGCAGCAACGCAAGCAGCGCCTTGTCTACGGCGAACGGAGCCTATACCGCCGCCAACGGGGCGCAGACAAACCTTGCGCTGCTGGCCAACGGGCAGTATCAGGGCGGCACGTTCATCAGCGGCACGTCCATCTACTCCCCGGAACTGGTGGGCGACGAGATCAAGCTTGCCAACGGCAACAGCTATGAGGTGGGCAAGATCTCCATGCAGGTGAGCAACACCCCCGCCTTTGACATCACGTCCAATCTGTCCCTGCGCTTGCAGTCCGCCGCCGGGTGGAACGCCTATTTGGGCAACGGCTATTCCGAGGGCAGCGGCAACGTGGCAGCGGTGCTGTGCAATTCGTCCGGGGTCCTCAACCTGTACGGCGCGGCCATCGCGGTGAGCGGCGCAAACTTTGGCTCGACGCTGCCCAGCAGCGGCGTGTCCGGGCAGGTGTTCTTCCTGCTGGGGTGAGCACATGGCGTATACATTTTACCTGTTTATACCGGAGGGGCTGTATTATACCATATCCGGGTACAGCTCCGGCTACGGAAAGGGTGACAGCACGGCGTGCGCCACACTGACCAACGTATCGGAGAGCACCACGCTGAGTATCAGCTTCGGCCTTGCCAGCGGGTACACATTCAGCCGGTGGGTCATCAACGAGGGCGGCAGCAGCGTCCGGTATGCGTACACACAGACGCTGAGCTACACCAACACGTCGGGCAAGACCCCTGTCTACGTCCGGGCGGAAGTCTCCATTGCCGTCTCTACTACGTATTACGCCACACTGGCCTTTGATGCCAACAGCGGCAGCGGAGCGCCAAGCTCGGTGTCCGGCTCTGTCACCAACACCACGGGAGACACGGCGATAGCCTTGACCATCCCGTACACCATCCCAACACGGTCCGGCTACACGTTTCTGTACTGGCAGCTGACCCTTGCAAATGGCACGGTGGTGTACTACTCCCCGGGCGGGACAGCCAACGTGCAGGGGTCTGCATCGGGCGTGACGTACACACTGTACGCCGTGTGGCAGGAGACCGGCGGCGGGGTGCATATCTACTCCGGCGGATGGAGGACGGCCACGCCGTATATCTGTGTGAATGGCACATGGAGGAAATCCACGCCATACATCTGTGTGAATGGAACATGGAGGAAAGCGACATGAACGAATTACAAAAAGAACTTGACGCGGTATGGAATCTGCTGGCGGGCATCCCCGTGAAGGGCGACGCGGTGGACATCATGGCGGCGGTGAGGGGCGGTCTGCGCCGGGCGTTTAAGTTAGCCGAAGGAGATGATACCAATGGCGGATAAAAGTATTGTTGACCTGACCCAAGCGACACAAATCACCAACGATGACCTGTTCGTCCTCCAGCAGGGCAGCGAAGCTAAGAAGCTCAAGGGAGAAACCCTGTTGGACTTTGTTACCCTGAGCGTCATTTCCGTGTCGGTCACGACCCTTCCGGCGGGAAGTCAGGCCACGGCCAGTTATAACAAATCCACCGGTGCTTTGATCCTCGGCATCCCGCAGGGCGATAAAGGCGCTAAAGGTGACACTGGTGCAAAGGGAGACACCGGCGCGACCGGCGACTCTGGGCCGAAGGGTGAGACGGGAGCCACGGGCGCTACTGGCCCCGCCGGACCGGCTAACGTGCTCAGTATCGGCACCGTGTCGAGCGGAGACACGGCAGCGGCGACGATCACCGGAACTGCGCCGGAACAGGTGCTGAATCTTGTCCTCCCGAAGGGCGACAAGGGGAACCCCGGCTCTCCCGGCAGTAAGGGCGATACTGGCAATGATGGCAACGGCATTGCATCCATCGCCCTGAAAAGCGGCACCCATGCGGCGGGCACCATTGATACCTACACCATCACCATGACAGACGGCACCACGTTTGATTTCTCTGTGTACAACGGCGCGGACGGTCAGGGTGCCGGGGATATGCTCAAAAGCGTGTATGACCCAGGTAACAAGGCGCAGGACGTATTCCAGTACGTGGATGATGCGGTTGCGAATGTTGACGTATCCGGCAAGCTCGACAAGCCTGCAAACGACGCAACCGCAACGGCAGGGCAGTTGCTCACCAAGACCGCAGACGGGCAGGAGTGGCAAAACCCTGAGAAAGGCGTGTTCATCGTGACGTTAGGCGATGATGGCAAAACAGACAAGACCGTCGCAGAAATCAAAGCGGCTTTCGATGCTGGTAAAGTTTGTTTTCTCTTTGGTGACGGAATACTTATCCCTCTTCTTGGTTTTGACGAAACGAAGGCAATATTTTCAAGATTCATCTATACTGGTACGAACGATATGTTTACAGTAACGGTGAAAAACGGTAACAGCGCAACAATCGCGGCGGTTGGCTACCAAAAGCGTATACAAGCCTCAGGACTCCTCAAAGGTGATGTCAATGGTGTCTCTTCCGCAACCGCAGGCACAGACTACGTTGCCCCTGATGGTGACAGCAGCAACCTCACAGCAGCTTTTACCACTGCGACTACCCGCGCCAATGTTGTGACAGGCGAAAAGCTCTCCGTGCTGTTCGGCAAGATTGCCAAGTGGTTTGCTGACCTCGATAGTCTGGCTTTTAAGAGCACCGTTGCCAAGACTGACCTTGCATCCGATGTGCAAACTTCCCTCGGCAAGGCGGACACGGCGTTGCAGAGTGCGCCTGTCACCAGCGTAAACGGTAAGACCGGGGCTGTCACGGTAGCGGTTCCCACAGTCCCCTCCACCACGAACCTGCTGAAGGGCGACGGCTCCGGGGGAATGAGCGCGGCGACGGCGGGGACGGACTATACCACCCCCGCCAACGTGCGGACGATCCTGAACCGCACCAATAACGTGAATGTGGCCAACACCAGCTACACCACATATATGGCCCGGGGCGAGGCGCTGTTTTCGGCGGAGACCACGCCGACAGCGAATGGCTGCATCGCGTGGCAGTATGGATGAGGTGATGGCATGAGCTTACCCAGCGGGTATACAAGGCTGGAGTACATCCAGTCGAACGGGGCGCAGTACATCAACGCAGGGCTGTCAGGTAGTTCGAAAACGCGCGTGGTATGCACGATCTCCAACTGGCCCAAGACCGCGAAGAGCACCAGCATATTTGGCTGCCGTTCTGCCAGCGGCGGAAGCGACCTTTTCCTGATCCTGTGCGCGGAAGACAAAGGGACGTACCGGTCTGATTTTTACAATACCAAGACCGCAATCACCGATGCGGTATCTATTAAAGATACTCCCGTGACCATCGACAAAAACAAGAATGTGACCACATTCTCAAATATGTCAACGAGCTTTACGAACACAAGCGGAACCTTCACCAGCCTATACGACCTCTACATTTTCGCTTGTAACACCAAAGGGACTGCGGGGATGTTTACCAACGGCGTCAAGCTGTATTCCATGCAAATCTATACCGACGATACTCTGATGCGGGATTATATCCCATGCAAAAACGCCAACGGCGTAGTGGGTCTGTGGGATGACGTGTGGAGCGTGTTCTATCCCAACTCGGGCAGCGGGAACTTTACAGCAGGTCCGGCGGTGCGGGGCAGTCATCAGGTGCTCGTCAATGGAACCGCATACAGCATCCTCGGCGGGCGGACGCTCATCGGCGGGACGGGGTACGGCATCAGCAAGGGCAGGACGCTGGTCGGCGGGACGGGGTATGACATTGCATTCCCGGTGCAGGGGACACCGCTGAGCGACTTCGCGGAGGGCACAATCATCAAGCTGAACGAAATCGGCAGCCCGGTGGAGTTCTATGTAGCGAAGCACAACTACGAAAGCGGGTTGAACGGAACTGGCCGGACGCTGCTGGTGCGGAAGGAGTGCTACGGTACTTGTTTATTTGGGGATGGCAACAATAGTTATATTGGCGGAATATTGGATTCCTCGCTTAATGGGGCATATAAATCGAAACTGGATGCCAGTATCCAAAGCGCAATAGGGGCGACGCATATTCGCTGCGGTGTTGGTAGTTCTTCCGACAGTACAACTATAGCTAAAAGGGCCGTGTTTCAGCTTTCAGCAAGTGAACTTGGCTCTGGACCGGGTTACAATGACGGGACTTCACTGCCGATAGCAGCAGTATTAAAAAAAGCAACCTACAACGGGAACGCATATGATCAGTGGACGAGAAGCCCTAAACCATATGATTCCGGCTACTGCTATTATTTTGACACGGGTGGTTATCTCGTAGAAGGTATGTTTAACGGAGCGTGCGGATCTCGCCCCACGTTTACCCTTCCGGGAACGATACTGGTGGACGCGGACAACAACGTGATCGCGTGAAAAAAAGCCGCCCCGGAGGGGGCGGCGTGAGGATCGGCGGGTGGACGCGGATGCTTTACTGCCAGGTCATGTGGAGCTGGCGTCCGTTTACAGCGCAGTCCCGCAGATACAGGTTGATGAGGGTCTGATAGGGAATGCCGGCATCCTTGGACTGGGCCTTGAAATAATCGACGGTGTCGGTATCCAGCCGGATGGTGACCTGCTGTTTCAGGATCGCCGCGTAAGGGTTTTTTCTTCCGCTGGAAAAATCATATTCGTCACGCATGGGGAGCACCTCACTTTCCATAATAGCCTTCTTCGGTACGGGTCGCTTTTCGGGCGGAGATGATGCGGATCACAGATCCCGACTGTCTGAGACAGTGGCAGACAACGAGCAGATTGGCCCTTTGACTCAGGCCGAGAATGATAAAACGTTCTTCCTCCTCTGAGTGCTCGGGGTCGTCAATGATCAGAGCGGAGTCATCGTAAAATACCGTTTTTGCTTCGTCAAACGATATTTTATGCTTGCGTCGGTTGATGTGATCTTTATTCTCATCCCACTCAAATCTCAGTATATCCATAATTATATTGTAGTTATGCGGCATCTTTTTGTCAAGCGGAATTTCAGAATACGAAGGGAGAAGAAAACATGATCTATGTGAAAATCAACGGCACGGAGTATCCCGCGCAGATCACTGGGACGCTCCGGGACCGGTCGTGGGATGACCGGGACAGCAAGACCATCACCCTGACCATGAGCTATGCCACGTCGGCGGAGCTGTTCGTGGACGGCGTGGCATGGTCCATCGTCCAGCGGGATACCGTGGCCAAGATGACCGAGGACGGCCTTGCGGTGGTGGACGCATCGGGCAATCCCATCATGGAGGAACAGGTGCAGGAGTGGGACAACAGCGAGTACAGCGTGGCCGGATCTATCACGGACAACCGGGACGGCACGGTGAGCGTCAGGATGGGCAAGCCCACGGAGGCAGAGACGCTGAGGGCACAGCTCAGCGAGATCGAGGAGGTATATGACAATGCAGGCTGAGAAGCTGAACGCCATCAAGGGCGCGGTCAGGGACGGGCGGATGGTGCAGAACGCAGGCGGCATCTCCGCCGCAACGGAGCAGAGCGACAAGCTGGGCTTTGACTGGCGCGTTTACTCCGTCAACGACGTAGTGGTGCGGAAGGATTACATCGAGCAGGAAAGCCCCGTGGGCACCAGCGCGGACAACCCCATCGAATATGCGGAGGGTACGCCGCTCATCAACAATGCCTTTTACCGGAAGGACGGAAAGATCTACGTCTGGATGGATGAGTGGGTAGAGTGGACGGAAGCCGGGTGATGCACGGAGACGGGCAGATGGTGACGCGAAAGAAACGGCGGAGGTTGGAGTTCTCCAAGCTGATCCTCATCTTTGAGACGCTGCTGGTGGGCTACGTCTCCCACCGCGTGCTGGGCTTTGTGGAGACCGCTATCGCCACGCAGTACGACGGCAGTCTCCCATACCTCACCACGTTTATCAGTGCGGTGTGGGCGGCGTATGGGGCCAGCGTGAGCTTCTATCAGAACAAGTCAGCGAAAGAGAACGTGAAGAAAATCGAAGCGTCCGCCGTCAACATGGACAGGGATGCGTGAACGGAGTGACCGCATGGAAGTGTTGAAAATCATTTTGTCCTCCGGCGTGGGGGCCGGTGTGATGGCGATCCTGCTGGCGGCTATCCAGCGGAAATGGAAGAAGTCCGACGATAAGGACGAGTCCATCAAGGCCCTTGTGACGGCCCAGAAGGTGCTCATGGTGGACCGCGTGCGGCATCTGGGACAGTCGTACATCAACGCCGGGGAAATCGCGCTGGAGGACAAGGAGACATTGCAGGACATGTATTCCGCCTACAAGTCGCTGGGCGGGAACGGGCATTTGACCACGGTGATGGCGGAGGTCGACCGCCTGCCGGTGACAAGAAAGGATGATTGAGATGAAAATTGATTGGAAACGCAAGCTGACATCCCGCAAGCTGTGGCTGGCCGTGGCAGGATTTGTGTCCGGCCTGATCATCGCCTTTGGCGGTGGCGAGAGCACCGCGGCCACCGTGTCCGGCGTGATCTTGCAGGGGGCCTCCGTCATCGGCTACCTGCTGGCCGAGGGCCTGACCGACGCAGCTGCCCTCAAGGGTGACGACAATGGCGACGGCTGAGAGCGTCCTTAACATCGCCCGGAAAGACCTCGGCTACAAGGAATCCCCGCCCGGCTCGAACCGAACGAAGTACGGGAAATGGTATGGCATGGACGGTCAGCCGTGGTGCATGATGGCGGTGCAGTATTGGCTTGATCAGGCCGGGATCACCCCGGTCATCCGCACGGCGTCCTGCGGGGCGCTGATGCGGGCGGCCATCCGGGCCGGAGAATGGGTGACGAGGGACTATAAGCCCGGGGACGTGGTGATCTACGATTTCCCCGGCGGCGCGGCCACCGACCACACCGGCATCATCGAGGGCTTTGACGGCAAATACGTGACCGCCATCGAGGGCAACACCAGCACGGGGAACGACAGCAACGGCGGGGAGGTCATGCGCCGGAAGCGAAAGCTGGACGTGGTGGTAGGCGCGTGGCGGCCCAGATATGAGGAGGACGATGACATGACGCAGGAACAGTTCAACAAGATGATGGACACCTGGCTGGCCCAGCTGGCAAAGCAGGAGCCGTCCGACTGGTCTCAGAATGCCCGGGCGTGGGCGGAAGAGACTGGTCTCATCAAGGGCGACGCCGAGGGCAACAAGCAGTACAAGGGCTTTGTCACGAGGGAGCAGATGGTGGTGTTTATGCAGCGGCTCAAAAATCTGTAATAAAAGGAGGAAACGGACGGCGAAAGCCCACGCCGAAAGGCGCTCTGCAAGTCCCACACGGGACATGGACAGTCAACATAAGATGATCCGAGCACAGCTGACCTCAATGGCCCCCAAGCGGGCCGTGGCGTATATTCTTTCCTTCGAACTGCCGGAAGATGAAAAAACGGCGATCATTGAATGCGACGTGCGGCGCAAAAGCTGCGTGCAGGTCGCGGGTATGCTGCATACCTCTCCGGATACGGTCAAACGATACCGGCAGCGGGCTTATCGTAAAATTGCATACGATATATCTGGAACAAGGGACGCGCTGTAATGGCGCGTCCCTTTTACACTTTACTGCCGCTTTCCTGCCACTTTTGGGAAGCGGTTTTCTTTTACTATAAAGGCAGATAGAAGGTGTGCCCATGTTTCGCTATTTCAACCCAAACCCCAATGGCCGCAATGTCAGTGATTGCACCGTCAGGGCCATATCCAAAGCCACCGGGAAGGACTGGGGCGAGGTTTATTTGGCACTGTGCATACAAGGGTACTTAGACGGAGACCTTCCAAATGCCAACGCCTGCTGGGGCGCGTATCTGCGCAGTCTCGGCTATCGGCGTTATATTGTCCCGGACACCTGCCCCGCTTGCTACACGGTGGCCGATTTTGCGGAGGAGAATCCGGCGGGCACATACATCCTCGCACTGTCCGGGCACGTGGTTTGTGTGCAGGACGGCGCGATTTGGGACAGCTGGAATAGCTCAAATGAGATCGTGCTGTACTACTGGCAGAAAGAAACGGAGGAATAAAAATGGCGTTCAATCCTTATTACCAGCCGAATTATTACCCGCAGGCAATGCCGGACAACCTTATGCAGATGCGGCAGCAGCAGATGATGCAGCCCATACAGCAGCCCCAGATGCAGCAGAATCCCGTCGCTCAGGGCGGCGTGCAGTGGGTCGGCGGTGAGCAGGAGGCCCGGGGGTATCTCATCGCGCCCAACTCTGCGGTGGCCCTGTGGGACAGCACGGCTCCGACTGTGTACCTCAAGCAGGCGGATGCCAGCGGAAAACCGACGCTCAAGATTTACGACCTCGTGGAGCGCACAGAAGCCCCACAGACCGCTCCGCAGGGCAAGCCCGTGGAGTTTGTCACCCGGAAAGAATTTGACGATTTAGCGGCCATTGTAAGCGAAATAAAGGGCAAGAAGAAGCGCAAGGTCGAGGAGGATGACGATGATGAATAATCCTTTTTTCAACGCGCTGGGCGGCGGGCAGATGTCGGGGCCGATGAGCGAACTAATGCAGCTCAAGCAAAAATTCCAGCAGTTCCAAAACAGTTTTCGGGGAGACCCTAAATCAGAAGTTGAAAAACTGCTTCAATCTGGTGCTATGAGCCAGCAGGAATTAAACCAAATTCAAACAATGGCAAAGCAGTTTGGGCATCTGTTTCGCTAACAGCTAAATTATTTGTCTAACAAATAAACTAAATCAATTAGTTTGTTTGAAAATCCGTTGAATCAATATCGTGGCCACGATTTGATAAATAAAAATTGAAAGGAGAAATAATATGTCTCTTTCCGACGGCGCTACCATGACAATGCCTGTTGCACCTGCTGGCATGGCAGGTAATGGCGGCTATGGTGGCATGTGGGGCGATAGCTGGATTTGGCTCATCGTTCTGTTTATCTTTGGCTGGGGGCGCAACGGTTGGGGCGGCAACGGAAACAACGGCGGTGTGATGGACGGGTACGTTCTGACCTCCGACTTTGCAAGTGTTGAGCGTAAACTCGATAGCATCGCGAACGGGATCTGCGACTCCACTTTTGCACTCAACAATACCATCAATACCGGCTTCGCGGGTGTCCAGAACACGCTTACGCAGGGCTTTGCCGGTGTTAACACTGGCATGGTGACGCAGGGCTACGAGAGCCGCCTTGCTACACAGGGCCTTTCTGCACAGCTTGCAAGTTGCTGCTGCGACATCCGTGAGGGTATCAGCGGTGTCAACTACAACCTTGCCTCGCAGGGGTGCGACACCCGGAACCAGCTCCAGACCAACACCCGCGACATCATCGACGCAATGAACTGTGGCTTCCGCAGCATTGACCAGCGTCTTACCGCGCAGGAGCTTGCGGCAAAGGACGCTAAGATCGCGGAGCAGAACCAGCAGCTCTTTGCCGCACAGTTGGCGGCCAGTCAGGCGGCTCAGAACGATACGCTCAAGTCTTACGTGAGCGGTCAGCTGGCGTATTACAACCCTCGGCCCGTTCCCTCTTTTGAGGTCCCTGCGCCGTACCAGTATGCGGGTTGCAATAACCAGTATGCGTGCAACGGCTGCGGCTGACAATTACACACCATCAACTATCTGGTAATTCCGGATTGTTCGGCCCCGTGCCGATACTGACAGCAAAGCGGCGGGGCAATAGTCCCGCCGCTTATTTTAATCCGGGTCGATTTCGACCCCTTTAGAAAGGACTGATTATTTTGGCAGAATACACAAATGCGAATACCGTACTCGTTGCTGCCGGCCAGAATGTCCCTCTGACCGAAACGGCGGTCAACAGCAAGCCGTGCATCGTCCACAGAGAGGGCGCCGGACTGGTCACTCTGCGTGGCCTAACTCAGCAGTGCAAAGCACGGTTCCGCGTAGCGTTTGGCGGTAACATCGGCATCCCGACCGGTGGCACGGTGGAAGCCATCAGCGCGGCGCTGGCTATCAACGGTGAAGCGATCAACAGCGCAACGGCCGTTGTTACCCCGGCGGCAGTGGACAACTATTTCAACGTTTTTGTCAGCGCCATTGTAGAGGTTCCCAAGGGGTGCTGCATTACCGTTGCAATGGAAAACACCAGTACGCAGGCTATCAATTTTGCTAACAGCAATCTTACGATTGACCGCGTGAGCTGAAAGGAGAGTAGACATGAGCAAAAAAGCAATGTATGACCTGCGGAATATGCTTTGCGACGAGCTGGACGAGTTGTCCCGGAAGGGAGAACTCGGAGCCGGTGATCTGGAAATCGCCCACAAACTGACCGACACCATCAAGAATATCGATAAGATCGAAATGATGGAGGACGAGGATTATTCCGGCCATTATCCCCGGGGCGACTGGGAAGCCGATGTGCGCGGCAGTTATGGCCGGGGTGTCTCTTACCGTGGCCGCCATCGTGATTCCCGTGGTAGGTATAGCCGCGCCGACGGAATGGACCATCTGCGTGACCAGATCAATGACATGATGCGCGACACCGATGACGAGCGTGTCAAGGACGTTCTGCGCCGCGCCGTGGAGCTTATGGAGCGTTAAGGGGGTGCATCCCCGTGGTCGATGACAATGAGGTAAAACGATGGATAGCACGGCTGGAAACGGAAGAATCCAGCTGGACAAACTATGAAAAACTGGCGGTGCTCTATACAATCCAGAATAGGCAGGATAACCCGGCGCAATCCGCCATCCATGCGCCAGTCATGTACTCGGAGGCCCCGGCGCAGGCCGCCACCCCCGCGCCGGTCGGCGACTATGGCGACAGTGATTTCCTGCGGGCCATCGCGGGCCGAGACCCGGAACGGGCATGGTCTGTCATGGACGAGCTGATGGACAGCTTGAAAATCGTAAACGAGCGGGTGTACAACAGTGTGATGCGTAAAATTGGGAGCCTTTAAACATTTCAAAACAGGAGGATTTGCATCTTTCCCTCCCTCAATAGAGACGTACGGCCGACGTGTAAAAAGCATGCTGTATGGCTTACAAATGGCTTACAAAATAGACAGAATGGTTGCGCTCCAACACATTGAAATCCCCTGCTAAGGGAGTAGGCGGTGAAAGCCGCGCGAGGGTTCAAATCCCTCCTTCCGCGCCAAAAGCCGGAAATCGTTGTGTTTCAACGGTTTCCGGCTTTTTTGTTTTTACCCGAAAATTGTTTTTTGTGGCTTCTGTTGCGTAAAATTTTGAAAAAAAACGTTCTGTGGCTTACAAAATGGCCTACAAGTTTTTGCCCGAAAGACGGTTGATCCCTTCGTGCGCGGCTTCGGTGGAAACGTGGACATAGCGCTGTGTAGACGCAAGTTTGGAGTGCCGCATGATCTGCTGAACTACGGGAAGCTCCACACCTTTTTTTACGGCTTCCGTGGCCGTTGTGTGACGGCACGAATATGGGGGCAAGTCTCTAATTCCAAGCTGTGCTGTGGCGGCGTGATATGTCGAATAAAAAGAATTTTCGTCCCCACTGAAAATCTTTCCTGTCTTGCTGGTAGATTTTTCACATAAGGTTTTTAGGACTGGAGCAATAAAATCTGGAAATACAATGGGGGTATCTTTTCGCTTTTTTGTTTTACGCCCGCAGCCGTAAATCTCGTGTTTTCCATAGTCAATCATATTTGCTTCGCAAGCAAATAGCTCACCCGGCATCATAGATGTGTAAATCATCAACAGTAGATAGCCAACAAAAACATTCCCGTATTCCCACGCTTTCCACATGGTATTAACTTCTTCCTCGCTAAATGCTTCCGGCGTTTTTTCCTCCAATTCTGGCAAAACGATAAAACGGGACAAATTGACTGTTACCGGCCCGTTTGCGCCGCCGCTTGCCATAGCGCGTTTATAGAAGTGAGAGAGAAGAGATTTCATATCGCGTGCGGTATAGTAAGAATTGGCTTTTTCGTTCACGACATTTTGCAATTCATCCACTGTCAACGTGTCTATTTTTCGGGCTATGATTGGCTCCAGCCGTTCCCGTGCTTTTTTATAGGCGGTTTGCTTATCTTTTGACCGCGTTGTCATATCGTTTTTGCTCCAGCCAAGCCACAAGTCTTGCAAAGTTGGAGCTTCTTTTTTGCCTTCCCGCAGTTGTGCTGCCGCCCACTCCAATGCTTCGGTTTTAGTGCGAAAACCGCCTTTCGTGGGACGCTTACGAATCAGGCGCGTTTCTCCATTCTCAACTTTTTCGACGTAAGAATACCCCGGGGCCTGCCCTGTCCATGTCTTACCTCGGCGGTATGCCGTCCCCGTCCCGTTTCCCCTCAGCCGCCCGCGCCGTTTTTCAGATGCCTGCTTTTTCCCGCACCAGCTGCAAAACAACGAGCCGTCTGGAATGTCTTTTTTGCACTTAACGCAGGTCATGATGTCCCTCCTGTCAATGCCGGAATATGCCCATAGACGGGTTCAGAATGTCCAACGTGATACCGTAGATCAACGCCAGTATCAGCACGAGCAGCAACGCGAGAATGATCCGGCCCTGCCTTTTGATGTTGGCTGAGAGCACACGGTTCATTTCCTTTTCGTAGTCTACTTGTTGAGTTAACATATCTTTTTGATGCTCGGTCAAGTCATCAGCTGGCACAATACCAAAGTAATGGTCCAGTGACACACCCAGCGACTTGCAGATCGGGCCGACTGTGTAGACGGACGGGTGTTTGGACGCTGCCGCAAAGAAGTTGTTGACTGTCGAAAACGGTATGCCGGATTCGTCGGCAATGATCTGGGCTGTCTTTCGCTGCTGTGTTCGCGCTTCGTAGCATTCATCTTGGAGCGATTTCATAACGTTTCCTTTCTTTTTCCATAGTTTGGCACTGTACTGCCAACGCAAAAACCGGAATTGCCCGCGCCGGGGCGGCGATTGGCCTGCGTTTGCCATTGCAATGCCAAACAAAGCACTGCTATGATAAGCCCATAGCAGATGACGGGTTGACGTGGTTATCTGCTAAAGCCCCCACCGCCTGTTGCAGAGGACGGTGGGGGCGCACAAATGCTTATTTAGGATGACACGTCCCGCACGGCTTGTATCCGGCGTTCTCGGCTTCTTCTACTGTTTCAAAGTGCACAAGGTTTTGGTCGTTGATTTTGCTCGTCCATCGGCACCGCGGATAATGGTATTTGTCACTTTCTTTGCTGCCTACATAGTTATATTGCAGTAAGCTATCGCGGAACGCCTGTTCCGGATCTACCGCCGGGGCCTGAGAGGGAACCGGGGCTTCGGACTGTTTTGGCGGCTCACTTTCAGACGGTTCCGGCGTTGGAGCTGGTGTTGGTTCTGGTGTCGGCGCGGGTGATGGCGTTGGAGCCGCGGTTTTTTTCGGAGCCGATGTTTCCTCGGGGGATGGCAGCTCCGTTGTCGGTGTGGGTTCAACCGTTTCCGTAACGTCAGGAGAGGGTAACGGGGATTCCGACGGAAGGATCTCCGGCGTAACGGTCGAAGTTTCTTCGCCGTCGGCCACCGCTTCTATCGCAGGCGGAGAGGATGGCGACGGCGTATCATCTTTGTCCGGCATTGCCATCCCTATAACTCCGAGAGCAAGCACACCAGCAATAATTGGGACGGCTTTTGACTTTTTCTTAGCCATTCAATCGCTTCCTTCAAAAAAATTTGGATGTTGCATTTACACCGTAGAACAGATGTGCTACAATGCGTTCAAGGATAGGCTAACGGGGAAGGGGTAAAGATGGAACGGATAATGACAAATGAGAAAATATCTGGTATAATAGGGGGCGAAAAAATCCCGGTACATACCGAGTATACAAAAGAGCTGTTTCTATCAATCGTGCTTTCGCTCCCGCAAGAAGAACAGCGTAAATTGTGGGAAGAGTTGCGCTCCAGCGGATACATAAATTAAGGAGGCTAATATGGACTGTCAAAAAATCGCTATTCGCAGAATGGGGAGCCGGTCTTTTTTGGAGATTGGTTTGGAATGTATCGAAGTAGCCGCCTATAATGTTGCTTGTGCATCAGATGGCAGCACACGGATGGAAGTTACTTTTGATTTTAACAGCCAACTCACAGAAATTGAGATGTCAGCCACGAAAGAAGCGTTGACGCGACAGAACTTGAAAGCCACGAATGGCGCTCCAGAGTGCTGCTGAACTTTGCGAAAAGTCCTTTTTGTGGTGTTTCCTGACCGTTTAAGATTTTTTCCAAAAGAGCGATAATCTCACGCAATTCCGCTTTGTCGTCTCCGCCCTCAGAATCGGCTTTGACTTTCATGTCTTGCAAGGCCATCGTCACGCTGTTGTGTGTGCCGACAACAGAATTATTTACACTCCCGATATTAAATACCGCAGTTCTTGCGGGGGCTTCCTGAAACGCGGTCATATACTCGGGCTTCCCATGTATGTATTGGGTGTCAATGTCTGTTACATGAAAAGCCTTTCCGTCCGGGGCTTGCAGTACATCTCCGATTTTCACGTCAGCATCTGGGAAAAACATAATGCAGTCACAACGGCGCTCTTTGTCGCGGTCCTTTAGGCCGCACACATCGGCGATGTTTTGCCCATCCCGGGAGACAGAGAACGTGATTCCGTTGGCTTTGATAAAATCTGCAAATGGCATTGCAATCCATCCTCTTTCAATTATCTAAATACCGTTTCATGAGCATATCAAGCAAGCTGCGTTGCTTTTCTTTGCTCATGCGGTCAAAGGCGTCTCCCCACTCAGTTTCGGTAAGCTCATCGACCTCACCCGTTTGGGTGGGGTCTTTTTTTATGCCCTGCTGCTCCCTTTCTTGCTCGATCAGGCCGCGCACCAGCGCAATGTCCGCTTGCAGCTTCGCGGTATCTTCCTCCGTCTCACCAACGCCCAAAAGTATCTCTTCCGGGGTGGTGTTGAGCAGCAGGCACATTTGGGCGGCTTCTTCGGGGGAAGGGAGGTTGTTCCCTCTTAAAACCTCCCCGAACCACGAACTGTACTTACCGACTTTTCTCGAAAAAGCGGCGTTGCTCCATTCGTTTTTTTCTATTAACGGGATAACTTTATTGCAAATTATATTTACGGTCTTTCTTTTGGCCATTTATTTATTCCTCGCTAACGGTGTTGTCTATTAAATATTTGAGTTTATCCCGGTCCCAAAGTAAAACTCCGGTAGCTTCTGCCGCTTGTTTTGCTCCAGACGTAAAGTAGCGATTGGTCAAAACCACGCCGATGTGGCAATGATAAATGACTTTTCCCGCATTCACTTCTTGAACTGGTTTATTCCCGAGATCAGAAGAATAACACTTGCACTGAATAGCATACTTAATTCCATCTTTTTTCGCGAGGACATCAACGCCTTGATCTCCGCTCCCTTGCGTCACTTCGACATCGGAAAAACCATTCTTAGAAAGGATGCTTGCGCAAAATCGCTCAAAATCGTGCCCTTCCATGGAATCGACTTTTTCTAATTCGAGTTCAGAAAACTCAGGGCCTTGTTGAGATTCACGCCAGATTTTTTCACGCCGGATTATTTCATCAATATCGACGCGGTCGTCTGGACAAGAAATTAAACTTGTTTTTCCACAACTGTGGCACACATACAAGTAAGTTGCGTTTGCAAAGTCTCTATTTTTAGGATCAAACCGAGATTGGTATGCATCTATATCCGTTTTAAATTCTTTAATGCTCCTTGTTATGTACTGGTCATCGTACTTATAGACGCCGTTGTAATTATCGACTATTTCGTTTCCGCTACGTTCAATTGCGTCGTGAAGGTGTTTCTGAAATTCGACTTCAAATTTCCAAAACTCAGCCTGCAAATCGCCTGATATATTGGTAACTTTTCCATTCATTAAAGAAAGTTTTTTAAAGCGATCCAAAATAACATCATATTGTTCAATAAACCCGGATATTGTTCTTGATTTGTTTGCTGCGGTCGCTGCGATTTCGGCATCTAAGAGTAAATCTGCCGCAAGATCATTCCGCTTTTTTTGAGAAAACGGGATTTTTAGCTGGATTTTTTTATCCCCGGTGACATCTGGCGTTAAGTGATTGTTTCCATTTATTTTGTTCTTGACTTTCTTCACCCATTCAAACTTTCTCCCGTAAAAAATCGCAATAACAATAGAACCCCAAATGCAGAGACTGGAATACCATTCGGGTAAACTTTCTTCGGAAGGAAATATAAACACACCAAAAATAGCAGACAAAAATAACAGTGCGAAAAAGACGCCAATTCGTTTCAAAAATTTCATCGCAAGAAAAACCTTTTGATTTTGAATGTAGAAAGGAATTGCAATAATTTGTGCAAACAACCAAAACTGCGAAAAACGCAGTTATAAGATTGACAACTGCGAAATACGAAGCTATAATAGCCTTACAGTTCTAAACAAGGCAACAAAAAACCAAGCCCCCAACGGAAACCTCCGTTTTGCGGACTTAAAACCGATATTTTGTTGGCTGACACTTACATAATAGCGGTGCGGTTAAAGTTTGTCAAGGTTTAGTTCTGTATTGCCTGCGGCAGGGCAAAAGAAAACCCGCCCCGAAGCCCTCTGCAACAGACCTCGGAGCGGGTGGAACTGCGGGCACAGGCTGGGGGAATGCCCCTCTGCAACAGAGCACCCCCCAGCTTGTGCTTCCGACAGCTCCGTGTTTGAGTATAGCACACGTTCCCACCGCAGTCAAGAACTGTAAAAAGAAAGGAGTGATTTTGGGTGACCTTGAAAGAGCGCCGGGAAGCCGCTGGCCTGACGACGGCGCAGGTAGCAAAGAAGCTCGACGTTACCGCATCCGCTGTCTACAACTGGGAATACGGCTATAACGGCATCATCCGGAAGTATCAGAAACGGCTTGCGAGACTGTACGGCTGCACGGTGGACGAACTGATGGAGGATGTTGGGAAGAAGGAGGAAGTATGATGGAAAATTGGGCGATTTGCCACGACAACGGCAAGGCTGGACAGCGCGGCGTGAGCGATGGATACACATCGGAAGCGCAGGCCAAAAGTGACGCGGCGGTCATGGCGTCACATGGGGTCACCATTTACTATGTGTGGCGCACGGAGTAGAGCTAATAAAAAAGCGCCCTGTCCAGTGTAGACGCACCGAACAGGGCAAAGACGAAACATCAACCACAATGTTCCTGCGGACAGTATACCACTTCCGTGGGGGAAAGGCAAGGGAAAATGACACTCGAAGAAATGAGAACGTCAAACAAGGCGTTTTTAGTCCCGGCGGATGTGGCTCCGGTGTTGGGATGTGACCCGCACTTTATCCGCGTTGCGGCGCGGGACTGCCCGGAACAATTGGGGTTCCCGGTTACTCGGCTTGGGAGCCGCACCAGAATCCCGAGGATTCCGTTTTTGCGGTATCTGGGCTATGAGGAGGAACACAAATGAAAGACATGATCGCTTTTATGCTTGTCCTGCTGTTCGCCGGTTTTGCGGACGGTCTGATGGACAAAGGAATCGCGGCGTTTCTGGCCGTGGGAGTGCTGGTGCTTGGTACGGCTGGTGCGCTGGTTTGTATTGATTGGAGGGAAAGCAAGTGAGAAAAGAATTGACTTTGGAGGTCATCGAGCGCTGGTTGAAGGACCCGGGCTGTGGTGTCCGCATCGCAGCCATGAATGCCTGTCAGGG